GTAGACTATGCTGGATACATGCTATCCCCAACTCATAAGTGCTTAGTGGTAGGTAAGAGTTATTTCAAAACCCCACTAAAGGATTACTACAAGGCTATTGCTGCGCTAGTGGTCCCTATTATCTTTATGGGAATTACTCTGTACTACGGAGGAACTCTGTAAGATGAAAAAAATCCGATTTATGGCAATGTCCCAAGAAGTTGAAGACATGTACCCGCGTCCTAAACCAGCAAAGGCTTACGTACCTGATTGGTATAAAAGCGCTAAAAGGTTTAGATCTGGAAAGATGGAAGTCTTGCCGGAAGGCGCAGGTATTAACAAAGACTTAAAACTTTGTGTGCCATTTTTGGATGGATTAACTGCAGGGTACGCACTAGAGCTGCCTGCTGACCTTCTCGTTCAACGTGACGAACGTGGGGTCGGGTTCTTTTGGAATGAAGAACCTGGCCCCATAGAAGTCCGCCCTAAAAATATGGCAGTAACTTTGCCAAGACCGCATGGTCATGATCAAGACCTATACGCTTGGACGTTTCATTGGGCATCAATTACCCCGCCAGGCTACAGCCTTCTTGTGGTTCACCCCTTAAACAGGTTTGAACTTCCCTTTACCACAACCGCTGGAATTATGGACTCAGACAATTTTTCTCTTGGCGGACAAATACCGTTCTTTTTGCAAAAAGACTTTACTGGAATCATCCCTGCGGGAACTCCGATAGCTCAGCTCATACCTATAAAGCGTGAGGGTTGGACATCAGAAATTATCCCCCATAACCAGGGCTTTGTCAAAAAACAACTTTTTAACGTCTCTCGTTACTTGTACGGGGGCTACAAAAAGCACCTTTGGGTTAAGAAGTCATACGAATAACCCTGAGGTAAACTGTGGGGTATGCCTATTGATTTTCCAAACTCTCCTACGCTGAACCAAGAGTTCACCGTTGGATTGACCACTTGGAAATGGGATAGCGCTAAGTGGGTCATTAAAGAATCTTTAGGTCCAGTAGGACCAACAGGACCAACCGGCGCTGTAGGACCAACTGGAGCAACTGGTGCAGGTATTGACGGTGCAACAGGACCAACAGGACCAACCGGCCCTATATTTCAAAACGTAGATTGTGGAACACCAACAACTGTTTACGGTGGAGTTACCCCAGTTGATTGCGGAGGAGTTAACGGCTAATGCATGATCACGAAAATATGGTATTGGCTACTGGCGGTGGGGTCAGTGAAATGACCGTCATGTGGATTCTGATGGGTCTTATGGCCGCACATCACGTATGGATGTGGTGGAAAATGAAAAAGAAAGAGAAGTGTGACTGCTAATGGCTGTTAAAGTTCAGTTTAGACGAGGCACCGCCACAGAGTGGACAACCGCAAACCCAATTCTTTCACAAGGTGAAGCTGGGTATGAATACGATACTGGTAAGTTTAAAGTAGGTAACGGAACATCTGCTTGGAACTCTCTTGCATACTCTTCTGGTACTACCGGACCAACTGGTCCACAAGGCTTATCAATTACAGGGCCTACTGGTCCTCAAGGAATTACCGGACCAACAGGCGCAATTGGCGCAACAGGTCCCACTGGTCCTACAGGTCCTACAGGTCCAACAGGTCCAATTGGTGGAATTAATTTTGCTGTAACTAATAATGGCTCTGGTTCATACTCAATCGATGGCGTTGCTTCTGCAACTCTTCAACTTGTACGTGGAGCTCGTTACGTATTTAACGTAAATGCTACAGGGCACCCATTCTGGATTCAAACAACAGGTAATGGATATGTTTCTGGGAACGTGTACTCTTCTGGAGTTACAGGTGCCGGAACACAGTCTGGACAAGTTGTTTTTGAAGTCCCACTAGACGCACCTAATACTCTTTATTACCAGTGCCAGTTCCACGCAATGATGTACGGGCAAATAGATGTAATTGGGTTTGGAGCAACAGGTCCTACAGGAAGCACAGGTTTAACAGGTGCTACTGGTGCTACTGGCGAAACAGGTGCAACCGGCCCTTCTGGAGTAATATCTGTAACTGGGCCAATTACAAATGACGGCACTTCGACTGCTGCAAATATTGGTATTAATCAATCCTTGCTTTCTATTGCTAATACCCAAGTAACTGGGCTCGGTACAGCTTCTGTAAAAGACGTGCCAGCAACTGGGGATGCGTCTACCTCACAGGTAGTTTACGGAACTGATACTCGCCTTACTAACGTTAGAACACCCGCAGACTTATCTGTTACAACAGGCAAGATTGTAGACGCTAACGTAACTAACGCTAAGTTAGCTAACCCTGGGTTGACCTTAGGATCTACAGCGCTTACGTTAGGGGCAACAACCACAACTTTAGCTGGCCTAACGCTTACAAGCCCAACAATTTCTACCATAACTAATACAGGTACGTTAACACTACCTACGGCTACAACAAGCCTTTTAGGTATGGACATAGCTACTGCAAAGGGCGACTTACTAGCTGCCTCAGCATCTAACACCATAGTTCGTCTCCCAGTGGGTGCAAACGGGTATGTCCTAGCGGCAAACTCTGCAGCAACAGCCGGAGTTGCTTGGTCAGATATCTTTACAAATATTGCCGGCACTATGAATCAAAACACCTCTGTTGTGGACGTGTACCCACGTACAGGCAACTCAAGCGCAACATTGACTAGCGGATCGGTGTACTTTACATTCTTCACATCTATGTGGACTACCACAGTCAACTCAATTAGTGTTGCTTCTGCTGGAACTTTAACTTCTGGAACCTCTCTTATTCGTTTTGGGTTGTATACCTTTGATGAAACTACTGGAGCCGCAACTTTGGTAGCAAGAACTGCTAATACAACATCAATTTTTACAGCGCCAAATACTTTAGCAACTCTGGTACTTAGCACAACCGGTGGGTACCCAAGTACATATGAGCTTGTTGCAGGAACTAGGTACGCTCTTGGAGTAATCGTATTGGCTTCTACACCGGGGTCTGTGTACACCGCGTTTAGCACTCCACCGGCTGCTTTATCTACACTAGCGCCTAGAATTACAGGCGTAGTTGGAGGTCAAACAGACCTTCCAGCGTCAACTACGGTATCTGCATCCAGTACTATTGGTGTTTGGGGAAGGTTTAAAACAACATGAGTGAGTCAAGAGTTAGTCTAGGAGTCGATGCTTCAGGAGCAGAGACCTTTGAAATTAAAGACGAAGAAGGAAATACAATCGGTTTTGAGACCGTTTACGCTGAATAAATCGGAGCAAAATGAAGGTAGCTGTCTATTCGATAGCCCTCAACGAAGAGCAGTTTGTTAAGGAATGGTATGAATCGGCACAAGAAGCGGATTACTTACTTATTGCTGACACTGGTTCTACTGACGGCACTGTCGAGCTTGCTAGGTCTCTTGGTATAAATGTAGTTGAAATTTCAATTAAACCTTGGAGATTTGACGATGCTAGAAACGCTAGTCTTGCGTACATCCCAAATGATATTGATTACTGCATTGCTCTAGACCTTGATGAAGTTTTAGTCCCAGGATGGCGTAAAGCTTTAGAGGCTGTGCCAACACAAACAACACGGCCACGGTATAAGTACACGTGGAGTTGGAACATAGACGGCACCCCAGGTCTACAATACGGCGGGGATAAGATCCACTCTCGTCACGGCTACCGTTGGAAGCACCCCGTGCACGAGGTTATGGTTTGTGACCGTATTGATCAAGTTGAACATTGGGTTGATTTAGAAATCCATCACCACCCAGATAGCTCTAAGCCTAGGTCTCAATACATGCCTCTTTTAGCTCAATCTGTAATTGAAGATCCCTATGACGATAGAAACGCTTTTTACTATGCCAGAGAGCTTTTTTTCTATGGTCGTAATGAGGAAGCCGAACAAGAATTTAAACGTCACCTAGCTTTACCTAAAGCTGTATGGAAACCAGAACGTGCTGCGTCTATGAGATATATAGCCAAGCTACAAGAGGATTACCAAGAGGCAATAGCTTGGTTCTTAAAAGCTTGTCAGGAAGCTCCAGATCGGAGAGAGGCCTATGTAGACCTATCTAAGGTCTATTATGAGCATAGTATGTGGACAGCCTGCCTAGAAGCGGCTGAACGGGCCCTGCAGATCACTGTAAAACCCCTAGAGTATCTATGTGAAGAGTTTGCCTGGGGCTCAGCTCCTTGGGATTACGCAGCTATTGCAGCCTACAATCTAGGAAATTTTGAGAAAGCCATGCAATACGGAAGTAAAGCGGTAGAATTAAATCCAAACGATCCCCGCCTTGTAAGTAACTTAGCGTTTTATTCAAAGGAGAGCCTAGATGGCCACAGTTTATAAGATCCTTGCTCAGTCAGCACCTAGTGCTACTACCCCAACTCTTCTTTATGGCCCAGTAGGCTCAAACATCTCTACAGTGGTTTCTACCATTGCTATTGCCAACCGCGCTGCAACATCCGCCACATATAGAATCTCTTTTCGTCAAGCTGGGGATGCAGAAAGCAACAAGCAGTATTTAGCGTATGACGTGTCTGTTCCTGCAAATAGCACAGCAAGCTATACCCTTGGTATTACTTTAGCGGCAGCGGACGCTATCTACGTATACGCTTCAACGGCTAACCTAACCTTCCAAGCATTTGGTTCGGAGATTTCTGCATAATGGCCATTCAACTTAATGGTCAAGAAATTGGCCCAATTAAATTTACAGACGACAAGCCTGGTAAAACCATTCACGTAGGCCCTGCCACCCCAACCAACCCAGTTGATGGAGACGTATGGATTGACTCCGACGCGCTTAACAACGCAGGAAAAAACCTAATCCAAACAATTGATTTATCTACAGGCGGAGCAACAAAGAGCTGTACCGTGAGTCCAGACTATAAGGATACTTACGTAGTAATTAGAGGGTTGAACATTACCCAAGCAGCAACTTTAGCTGTAACTCTTAACGGAGATGCCGCAGCAAACTACGCTGATTCTACTGGATCTGCAAAAAGTGCTTTATTTTCTTTAGAGAATATTAAGCCGGGTATCTCTACAAACCACGTTACGTTTACTTTTATAGACACATATGATTCTACATCTCACGCTTGGTCAAGGTGTGAAGGGTTCTATACTAACTACTCTACAAATATTTCTTCAATCTTTTTAGCCTATGGTTTATGGAGAAACGCTACTCCTATTACCACCATTGGCTTAACTTTATCTGCAGGTGCTTTTGCCGGCGGAACCGTTCTAGTGTATGGAGTAAATTAATGGGACTAAGACGATGGAATAAAACTCAAGGGTCTTGGGAGTCTTTTGGAACTCCTCAAACAAACCCAGCAACTATTGGAGCTGCGCCAGCAATCCACGCTACGCAGCACGCTATTGGTGCAACAGACTACATCTCCCCTGTAAGTATCGGGGCGGTTGCCGCAATTGCGGGAACAGTGACTAGCGCACCTACTGGTTCTACAGTAGTACGAAACATAACCGTATCAACTTCGACTCCAAGCGGTGGTAGTGATGGGGACGTCTGGCTGAAGTATAGTTAAGCCATGGCAACATACATCAAGGTAGACGGGACCTGGCGTACTGTAACTGAGAACACTAGCGCAAGCTGCGGTCAGGTAAAAGTAAACGGCTCTTGGAAAATAGTAGACGCTTCATGGGTAAAAGTAGACGGAACTTGGCGCTCAGTGTGTGCGCCTCTTCCTGTCATTGTTCCTACACCTACACCTACACCTGTTCCTACCCCTACCCCTACCCCGGACCCTGCACAAGACTCTTCTTTTACTTCTTTGTCGCCAAGTAGTGGCGCAGCGGCTGGCGGTTACACCGTAACTCTTAATGGGTCGTTTCCTTCAAACTTAACAAACATTTCTGTAAATGGAACTAACTTAGGCTCCTACACTCGTCAAAGTAGTTCCGCGTACACAATTACAATGCCCGCAGGTACGGCTGGAAGCTCTGTACAGGTACAGGCTTACAATGGTCGCGTACCTGTTATGGGGTCTCTCACCTTTACCTACAACTCTGTTAGCGTAGCCCCTACGTATGACTGCAGCCTTTGTACCAACATTGTGTACGGAGACGGTACCGTTCAAGCAGTTAACGCAGCAAACGGTACTTTTAACGGATCAGTTCAAACTGAACCTTGCGGTACAAGTGGAACTCGTACAAAAGCATATACGTGCGTTACCCCAGGAACCTGTCCTAACATTAGCGTTGCTGCAGGAAACTGTAACGAAGTAGTTGTAAACCCTTGTACAAATCAATACGGAACCGGCGGTTCTTTGCCTGGATACCACCTATGTACAGCCGCAGACGTAGCTTCTCCGTCCTCTTGCTCTCCATGTACTACACAAGACGCATGTATTGAGAACGGAGCTTCTGGAGCTTCGTGTACTCCGCCTGTGGTGTGCACATGTAATACCTCAACTACTCCTGGTACTCGCTCTGTACCGACGTCTACTTGTGCTTCTGGCTCTATCAATACAACCACAACTACGTATTCTGGGTGCGCTACTTGCCCATCAGCGAGTACGGTAGACGGCTCTTGCGTACCGCAAGTTACTTGCGGCGCTTGCGGCGCTCAAAACAATATCGCACCAGACGTTTCATATAACGTCTGTAACGGTGTTCAAGCCTGTACAGAAACCACTACATATAGGCGTAAGTACTGTACAGACGGAACTTACAGCTATGACTGCACACCTGTTGTTACGTACAGCAGCTGTACAAACTCAGCAGCTTGCGGCTATGTAGCCCCAACTCCAACGCCTAGCGTTAACCCAACGCCAACTCCTACTGCTTGCAGTTGTGGTCCGTACACCACTTGTTACGGAACAAATTTGTGCGACCCTATTGGGTGCTGTGCTGGAACCAACTGTTGTTGCTCTTTGAACAGCCCGTCTTGCGGATATGTAGCCCCAACTCCTAGCGTTAACCCAACTCCTACCGTTAACCCAACGCCTAGCGTTAACCCAACGCCTAGCGTTAACCCAACGCCAACTCCTTCGGTAGGGGGAGGCGGCTGTATTGTAGGGTCAACTCTTATTTCAACACCTAACGGGTTTGTTAAAGCTGAAGACTTAAAGGTAGGTGATGTAGTTCACTCCGTACGCTTTGAGGAACTAAGCTCAGACGAAACAGTCTACACCTTACAAAACTGGACCTCTATGAGCATGACTCCGGTAGAGGTGCTAGAGACCACAGTCAAGTCCGTAGTAGTTACTCGTACGGTAGAGGCGTATCTATCTATAAATGGAGATCTATTTTCAGCAGAACACCACATCCTTGTAGAGAGGGCAGGCAAGTACTTCTTTGCTCAAGCAGGGGATATAACTGTTGGGGACAACGTCTTGAAGAGGGGCGGGGACGACCTTTCAAGTCTCGAGTGGACAATGGTACTGTCTAATGATGTAGTATTTGAAAGTGCTACAGTTTATCTCTTTGACACTGAAGATGAGGACGTCCTCTTTACAAAGAACATGTTGACACACAACCTAAAGGCAATTTAATATAAGGAGCATAAAATGGGCGACGAAAACTTAACCCCTTGGCAAAAATTTAAAAAAGCACAGGGAACAACACGGCCGTGGGATTTACTACAGGCCGATAATAAGACTACAGATGAAATTGCGGAACAACGCTACGATGTTTGTAAGTCGTGCCCAGAGCTTATTAAGTTAACAAAGCAATGCAAGAAGTGTGGTTGCTTTATGAACCTAAAGGTAAAACTAGCTGAAGCTGCTTGCCCAATTGGCAAGTGGGAACCAACAGAAATTAAGGAATAATTGTGGATATTAAAAAAGAACACATAGCTCCGGGAATTGTTGCTTACTACGATGTTATGGAAGACCCTCAAAGCTTTATCTCTGACCTAGAAGGTTTGGTAGAAATTAAAAATCTTGCTTGGACACCTGGAACCGTACGACAAGTAGAAGACGGTCCAGAGGTTGATCACAAAGTATCTAGCAGCGTACGCGACGTCGAGTCTATTGGCATACCGCCATACGATAGAAACCCAAGTCTTAGGGCTCAAGGAGGCGTAACTCTTCAGTTGCATGACTTTCTTAATGAGTCTTTAGGTCACGTAGTTTCTGACTACGCTAGAGAGTTTGGAGTTCTATCCTACGCTACAGGAGAAAATTGGCAGCTTCTTAAGTACGGTAAGGGACATCATTTTGATAACCACATTGATGACAACAAGATCTACCCGCGTACTTTCTCTATGTCCTATTACCTAAATGATAACTATATTGGCGGAGAGATTGAGTTTCCTCGTTTTGATTTAAAGATTAAACCAGTAGCAAATCAAGCAATTTTATTTGCGGCTAACTATGTGTATAACCACAAAATTTACCCTGTTGATGCAGGTAAGCGCTACACTATAGTGAACTGGTTTGAGTAATGAGACCGGAACCTAAAGTAGTTAAAAACATACTAGACCCGGAAAGCTACTCAGCTTTAGTTAAGTATTTAGGATCAAAAGATAAATCAACCTTAGAATGGTCAGCCCCGTTTGGTAGGTACTTGTTGGGTCGAGATCCAATTTTAGACGAGATATCTAAAGAGCTTATGCCCCTTGCTAGAGAAGTCTTTGATAGCCCGACACTATTACCTTCGTACTCTTTGTGCGCTATGTATGAGACCCCAAAAGCAAACCTTTACAGGCATAAAGATGATAATGCTTGCACCTACACCTTGGATATGTGCGTCACTCAAAAGACTCCCTGGGATCTATGGGTAGATGAAAAGCCCTACACTCTTCAGGAAAATGAAGCTTTGGCTTACTACGGAAATGACCAAGAGCACTGGCGTAATGCGTTTACCGACCCAGAAAATAACCAGGTAACTATGATCTTTTTTCACTATGTAGAGCCTGATCACTGGTTCCACACAAAAGGCCCTCAATACCTAGACGTTATTAGAGCAGGCAAATAAGTCCTCTAGACGTAAACTGTACTTATGCGTGGAGAACAAGTAATTGGCCGATTTAACATCAACCATGAACGTGGTTCGATTATTTCTGGCACCACAAAAGAAGTAGTCCGTACAGTCGGTTACGTAATTGAGTGGTGGCTATACAGACCCGACCTTTCTTTTGTTGACCCTGTGTATGACGTAGGTTCTTCTGGAGCTAACGGTGGACGACACTGGCACGGGCCTCACCATATCCCTGTAGTTAACGCCACCCTTACACAAGGCGTTACTGTTCAGAACGAACGTGGTTTCTATAACACCGACGTACTTAGCATTACGGTTAACATGGACGTTATTGACGGGTCTTCCCTTTCTGGTGGGGACTCTCTTCCAATCCCAGAGCTTAGGTTCTTGCCCTCTAACCCAGACGCGTACTTAAGAGACCGAGTTGTATTTAAAAATGAAGTGTTTCAACCAAAGCGTATCCTTCCAAAAGGAATCATTACAGACGACTACACTCTTTTTGATATCGACTGTTACCAGGTCAACCCTGAAGAGTTGGTCAATGACCCTCAATTCCAAGACTTTGCAAACTACTCTCCATTTGATGCAAAAGATCGTTTTATAAATAACGGGCAGGCCGGGTAGTGACTAAGATCAAAGCTGGTGGGGCAGACCACGTCGTAAAGAAGAATAAAAAAGGCGAAGTTATAGTTGACCACGCCGCTAGTGCTAAAGCTGGAAAGTACGATAAGATCAACCTTACTAAGAAAGCTGGGGCTAAGACAGTCAAGGAAGGCGTAAAAGCCACCAAAGACTGGCACAAGAAGAACCCCCACAAGAAGGGTAAGTAATGGCTAAGAACCCATGCTGGGACGGATACGTCCAAGTTGGAATGAAGACTCAAAACGGTAAGAAGGTGCCAAACTGTGTACCTGAAGGCAAAGGCAAGGATAAAGTTCCAGCCCCTAAGAAAGGTAAAAAATAATGTGTAAATCATGCGGATGTGGATGCTCAAAGCCTAACTGCAAGGGTGCTTGCAAGAAGAAGCCTAAAGGCGGTAAAAAGTAATGGCTAAGAAAATGCCTTATAACGAAAAGAACGACAAGAAGCAAGACGCCAAGACCACTAAGGGCTTGGACAAAGAAGAGAAGGCTAAGTTCAAGAAAATGGACGATGCCCATGGCAAACGCAACAAGCCAGAGTCTCAAACTGCTGATCGTAAAATTGATGAAAAAATTGTAAAGAAGATTAAGAATAAAGAAAAGCGCCATGAAGCCAAGGAAGGCAAGAAGGGCGAAAAGGCTGAGGATAAGCGAGAGAAGAAGGATAAAAAGAAGTAACGACTTAGGCCCCGAAAGGGGCCTTTTTCGTTTATTCTTGTTTTTGACGCCGGAGCAATCCGGAACCCTGCAGCT